AGCTAAAATACGCTAATAAGAACTTAACACTAACCCGACACCCGAATGGCAGGGCAATCGACTATGAGAGACCTTGACGAGGAGGGTGGGGTTTGGTCATCACTCAGAAACCCTCTGACTTTTCCCGAAGCAGGTGTCAACTTAGATTCTCTTCTTTCCATCCAATCAAGAATAGGTATGCCTCATATTGCTCCAAAGACATGGCATGACACCACCTTGCTAAATCAGAGACCTGTGAGAGCATTTGTCACATCAGAAGTGATAGAAGTTAGAGTGAGAGAAGAGCTCATCTACAGAAGAAAGAGACTGGCAACAGAGTCAAGAACAGAGTGGAATAAGCATATTGATCATCTTCGGCATGATTATGTGGGATCTATGCTGCAAGATTGCACAGACATCCCTCTGAGTTTACTAGGTGTTACAACAAAGCTAACGCCAGACAAAATTGATGTTCCAACCAAAAGAGTGCTAGAACTAGCAACTACCATTTCAAAAAATCCAACAAAACTTGAAGCAGACTACAAGAAAAAGCATATCACTTACAAAACTCTTTGTGACAGGGCAGGTGCCAGCTTGTTCATATTGTGTGTTAGCTCAACCAGCATTTATTCGAACTGCAACATAAGACCTGACATGGCAGCTGAATTCTGTAGACGACTGAGAGAAGCAGCTTCATTTGAGTTGGTGATTGCAAATGAGACAGGGAGGATGCCAAACCAGGGTGGGGAAGATGCAGATGATGACATAAAAAATATGGAGGACCTATTTGAAAAGATATCTTCCTTAAAGAAGAATGTGTCTTGGGATTTTAACAAAGACTTGGAGGACTTGTCGATAAGGAAAGGGGATGAGAAGACACATCAAAGAAGTTGTGAAATCTTATCTGAAACTTGGAAAGAAGCAACCACATTGATCCGAGATCTACCAGAGACAAAGCTTGAGGAATATCTTCAAGGACTGGAGAAGAAATCCACAAGGAAAGATATGAAGAGGTGCATTCAATTTCCCGCTGCTAGCCCTCTAATGACAAGAAACATGGCAAACCCCACTGACTTCCTTATAGAAGAAGAAATCATGTCCAAGATTGAGAATGAAGAGGTAAGGGTTCTAGCTCAACTATGGGAACAAGGTGTTTCAAATGCTTCCTGGAGGAAAGGTGATATCTCAGAAGGAGAAATTAGGGCAAAATCACTACATGAGGCATACGGTCTATTAGATAACACTGTGCAGCATGGAGACAGAATGAGGACAACTTTCCTTGACTCGTTGAATACAAGAGATAGGCTCATCCTTGCAGTCTCTGGACCAGGTGCAAAAGCCTTAGAAAAGGACCCTGTCATTCAGGATAAGGCAAGCATTAGTCATGAATCATTCAGCTTAAAAACACCTACTCAGGACATAGAAAATTTCATCAAGGGCAAGACACTCACAACCAGCAATTCCTCGTATAGAGAAACTTCTCATGTATACAAAACTATAGACAAGGGAAAGAAAAGAAGAGGAAGAAGGCATGTGAGCAAGATGGTTCATGATTGGTGTGTTGATCTTGGCATTAATAGATATTCACAGTTTGTGACTGATTTATGTTTGGAACTGTGCTATGAGTACAAGACCGCTCACAAAGGTGATACTTGGTCATGCAAACCCATGAGAAATCATGATGCCCTCATCTTATTCAAATCAACTGGATCTCATATTTTCTTTTCGGTTGCAATGAAGCTTGACACAACTGACTTCTGGGACACAGGGAAAATTGGTTCCAAGATGCATTCAATTGGTAACTTTGCTGTATCTGAATTTTCCTCATTAGTTGAGGCTGGTCTTGATCATTTTCTTAAAGCAGGGCCCTACATGGTGTCAATTTCAGCATACTTGCTCCAGCACTTCAAGATTCCTTTTTTGACAGAAAAGATAGGGGTCCCACAAGAATACTGGGAGACACTCAAGTCCATTTTCCTGATATTCTTGAATAACAAGTCTGATCTTGAGAACATGCTTCTTGACTGCAGGTACCTCTATATGAAAGTGCTGCAGAAGTTTGAAAATGATCCTTATCATTTTATCAGTAGACTTCCTGATATTTTTAGATCTCGTGTGTCAGTCTACTTTGGGAATAGACTCGTTAACATCATGATGAGCATGAGGAGAAAGAAACCTAAACAAGTTCGAGTGAAAGGCCTGCCCGAAAGAGACCCCAACTCAGTGAAATTTGTGAGGTTAAAGTGCATCTTCCATGATGCTCCTATCCAGCTTGACCAACTGGTGGATTCCTTCTACTTTGGTTATACTATCTCAAAAAGTAGAGGAGCTGTAGGTGACAGATCCCTCAAGATAGTCAGGAAAATCATCTTGGAGGAACTATGGGCAAGGGAGAATATTAAGAAGGAAGAGAATAGGTTATGGAGGGATGTTGAAGAACCTCAGAGACAGAGGTGGTCTTATGAGTTTGCCTCTGTCATGATTGACATTCTTAGAGAGAGATGGAAGAAAGTTCATGGTGAGAACTTCGATGATCAGCTAAAGAGAATAATAATGCAAGACTTCAGCAGACAAACATTTTCTGACATAGCCACTCTGAGTGCCTCTTCTCGCAATGTGGAACAAGTGGACATTTCATTGCCTTCCACAAATGATCCCGATCTAACAGGGAAAGCTTATGTGAAAGCACTACATGAGCTAAATCCTGAATTGGGAAAGAAAAGACCAAGAGTTGTAACCTCTCTGGTATATTTGATAAATGACTATGTGGAAGACACAGGCGATGTCAATCCCACTCTGCCCAAATTACTTCCTTACTGCTTGGAAGCATTGTCTAAGAAAGGCTATTTCTATTCAGATTGCTTTCCAAAAGACCAGCATGGAGGTGAAAGGGAGATTCATGTGCTTGAGATAAGTGCAAGGGTTATCCAATTCTTTGTGGAAAGGTCTGCCAAGTGCATGTCATTCATGTTTCCCTCAGATACTGTATTAAATCCAAAAAAGAAGAATACTTTTATGTTTGAACATGAAAGCTCTTCTCAGGCAAATCTAGGGCAACACATGACTGTGTGCAAATCTGCCGATGCAACAAAATGGTGTCAAAGGCATCATGTGAGCAAGTTTTTCTTTTTTATGAACCGTCTGACAGGAGGTTTAATGAATGATTTCTATTACAATTCTTTCCAGTTGTGGACTGTCAAAAGGATTGCAATTCCTTCTCATCTGATTAGCATTTTCCAGACTGCTGACCTAAGCAGAAGTGACAATAAAGTACTGATAGATCTTAAGGATAGATTTCTACGAGGAAAAGAGCCATTTCTAGCTCCAGGATCACATACTATTGAAATAAAGTTTGGCATGTTTCAAGGTATATTCCACAGAGTGAGCTCTGTTGTGCATAGTGTGTGTCAGGAGTTCTTTGCTGCTCTAATTAGAGAAAAGCTGAAGAAAAGTAAAATCAAAGCTGTAGTATCTGTAGTTCAGGGAAGTGATGATTCAGCTGCTTGTATCAGTTATAGCAACACATCCTTAAAGACACATGCAATTGTGCACTCAATGCTAAAGTGGAAAGAGTGTTTTCAAAGATATCTGTCCATGTGGCCTAGTGAAGCTAAATCCTCTGTGGGAACATTGCTAATGGTGGAGTACAACTCTGAATGGTGGTACAGAGGGAAGATTCTAAAGCCAACCTTCAGATGGGTTTCAGCTTGTCTAGAGACCAAGTTAGTTGAGCACTTCTATGAGAGACTTCAGCTCTTTTATGATGGCCTGACAACAGCAGTTGAGACAGGACTATGCACTCTCACAGCTTCTGTAATACAAAAATGCCAAGCTTCGCTTCATTATATTATGATGGGCTTTTCAAATCATATTCTGAGAGAAGAAGCTTCAGAACTCATGATATCTAATCCTCACCCTGCATTGGGATATTTTCCTTTAGATGATGAGGAGCATTGCGGAATGACAGGTTTTGATTATGCTTTATATGTTCATACAAGAGAGACAGACATAACCCATGGAGACATATACAGAGAACATATAAATCCATCAACACTACTTGACTATGATGAAAAGATGGACAAGACACTTAGAAAGTCACTAACAGGTGCTAAGATCATGTTCGGTAATAGGAATATATGGGAGAGGTTTGTGGAAGAGCTATCTTTGGGCACAATAGAGGAATGTGCCTCTGTCATAGAGAAGAACCCGGGGATCCTGTACTCTGTAGACAAAAGCTGGGAGGCTCAGAAAACTTACATGATAATGAAGGTGTTCGAACCGGGTGTTGTTGCATCCATGAGCTCACATCAGCCATTATGTAGAGGGTCTGCCAGCTCATCCTATCTTTTCAACAGACCATGCCTTAAAGTCAGAGTCTCAGGGAACAACTGGAAGAAGAAGATATCTCTCATTGATGCATTAGACAAAGACAATGTGTACAGACCTCTAGATATGGCATCTGTCATTGCTCACATGTGGGATGATGAGCCAGATTCAAGGCTCCTAAGAGATACCTTGACTGATCCTGATGTAACACATGATAAGTTGTTTTTGTTCCAAGAGCAGTACTCAGAATTCTATGACATAGTCCAAGATTTCAAGAACCACTCTTCCTTTCAAAGGGTGCCTTATGGGAGACATTCTCGGGTGACTATACCTGTATGGGAGAGTATAGCTTTGACAGATACTAGTGTTCTGGACTTAGCCAAAAGACAATGGGGATTCTCGGGTGGTGTTCAGGTAAATAGAACCACTTTTAAGTATCTATGGGCTGAATGCAAAGCAAAATACAGATTTCTTAGAGACACCTACATGGAAACCTTGAGTGCAACAGGAATGGATCACATTGGTTTGTATGACTTCATGAATTCTATGACAAACAAGACAAGGAAACTGACACTACAGGACACAACAGCCAAATCAACAGGTGTGCTTGGTGCAATGACAAGAGTATTCTGGCCTCAGATCAAAATCAGAACCAAAAGCACTGAAGTGTCTGAAAACTATTCAAACTTTAGACACATGTGCTTTAGCACTCTGTCTTTCTTTTTTTCTGCACGACAAAAGCTGAGAATGATCAAGCAACTTTATCATAAGTCTGGAATGAGGGATACTAACTTGAGAGACTGCCCAGTTAGAATGAGAAGGATGAAAGTGATAGGTGATTTCATGATCACCGGAGACAAGAGAACTGTCATAAGAAATGTTCCTAAGGTAAAAAACGGGGTGATAGGGTTTTTTGTTAAAGCAGGGGAAAGGCTGACTGATTCAAGCATGAACACAAAGTACAGAGGTGAGGGAACATGGGTGGGTATGGTCAATGATGTAGTCACAAGATTAGAAATAATTGACAGCCAAGTCAAGAGAATTGTGGTGAGGTCTTTAATGGACTCTGCTACTCTTTCTCTTCGCTTGAGCACACTTATAAAGGAACTCAGGCTGGTTCCTTTGCCTGAGACAATCCTGAGTGACACTCTATATTACCTCAACCCTCATGGTCATATAACAGTATCTCCCATTGCAATGAAGGACTGCATTTGTATGGAGCTTGATTCTAGTCTTGAAATTCCTGATTTGGATGAATTAGAAGCAAAAGACTGGGAAATAAAAATTGATGCAACTACTGTTAAAGTTATATACAATGAGCCTATTGATGATGATAGAAATAGGCAAATAACAATAATTAGTGAGACCTTTATGGGTAGAGACTGGGCCCCTGAACTCACTCCGTCAGACTTGGCCTGGTCAAAATCAAAGTCATTCCCCAACTATTGCAGAGGTGAGAGTTGCTCCATGTATGATATTTTTGAAGACATCAAGATCAACCCGGACTCAAAACATATGAGTAGCATTATCTCTAGGATGGACATAGATGAGTTTGTGATTGCTAATTACTCACTGGCGTCTTTGAAGAAGTGCTTCAGTGATCTTGTGTACAGAAGAGAAGCAACAAAGACTCAGCAGCTTGAAAGGCTTCTCAAGAAAGAACAGGACGAAAGAGAGGCCCTGGTTGATCTAGATTTTGATGAAGATGACTTACTTGACCTACAAGACTTTGCTGATGGGGAATTCGGGAATCAGGGAGATGACATCTACATTGACACACTGGAAAAGAACTTCAGAAGAGAAGAAGAATCTGAAGAGGACATCCTAGATGATGAAGATGAGCATGACCAAGATGAAGATATGGGAACAAAAGTTGAAGAAACTTTTGAAGATGGGAATTGGGAAGTGTCCAAAGAAAAGCTTGAAAGCATAGCATATTTGCTTTATGAAGACACATCTGCAGGAGAAGAAGAGGAGTTGAGCTTCTTTGAGTCACAGAGACAGATGCCATCAGAGAACATGTTCTGGTCCGATGTGTTAGAAGTGGTGAAGGCAGAACAAGGAGGGGAAAGAATCTTGTCTAGCTTTTGTCAAACAGGGGAAGTAGCATCAGATCTTTCTCTAATTAGCCATGCAGCATTTTTTGTATCTCTGATGGCAGGAAAGAATCTATTTAGTGATCATGTAAAGTTGCTTTCTCCTGAAGTAGAGAAGTCTGTTAGCATGAGCTCAAGAGATCCTGTTGTCTCAGAATATGATTCCTCCGCTCACATAGTGTCTCTTCATCAAAAGATATCTGACCTTGAGAATACTATTCCAACTGTAGATGGATATGTACAGAATCTTCTCATAAAGAAAAAGGAAGAGCTGATTGTGCAGCTAGAGAGCTATGAGGAGAGAGATAGAATTTATCAACCTGTAGAGATCTCATATTATGAGTACATGTCTTGTTTGTTGGAAGTTCTAAAGAAAGAAGGGATTTATGATAAATCAGATCAAAGTAGTGATCTAGAAATACAAAGCACAATGTTGATTGGCTTTGTCCTAGAATCTGCTATTGCTAGAAATAAGTACAAGCAAGTATCAGATAGTGACTTGTCTGTGATGAGGACAAGGATCTGGGATAGAGTTTTCTCTTCTTCTTTCAATAGGTTCATATCTATAGGTTTGTCTTGCACAGTAGAAGTAAAAAAGAATGGAGAAAGGGTTTGCATTTACATGCCTAGAGGAAGTGACCTAGAAGTAGTAGTTGAACTCTAGACCTCAAATCATTTCATATTCAGTTGACCCAACAGTCGGGTTTCGAGGTTAAGGTTAATTTATCATTTGCAGATGTTGCTAGG